TACATAGTGATTTCCTCCTTAATAAAAAAGGACCACCTAGATTAGTAAGTGGCCCTTAACCTCATTTTGAATTAACCTGCTACAGGTGAGTATGTTCCATCTTTGATGATAGCAGCAATTTCTTCTGGTAATGGTAAATAACCATTTGTAGATTCTGTACCAAATAAGATACCTTCAAGTTTCTTAAGGTTGTCTGCATTTTCAACTTTTGAAGAATCAATTGTAATAATTGATGTTGGCTTCATTCCGTCGATATTTACAGGAACCGGTGTAGACTTGAATTCCCAGCTGAAGTTGATAGCTTCTGGGTTATCATTGATTGTCTGATAGTTCTTCTCTGAAGGAGATGCAGAACAACCATAGATAATGTGAAGCTTGTAACCGAAATCGTTACCCTTAGAGTCGTTACCTAATACAGTTTTGTAAGCAAGACCAAATGTCTTTCTTGACTGCTGGCCAATACGAACTCCGCCAACAATTTCTGCAGTACCGTCACATTCGCCGAATTCATCTGGATACATGTAAGCTTCGATTGTACCGCTAGTTGTTTCAGCAGATCTCATTGTTAAGTACTTGATGTTATCAGCGTATAAGTCTGTAGGTTCTCCACCTTCTGACTGCTCGTTGATAGCTGTGATACCATTCCAAGGAACGGCTTTAGTGTAATAAGATTTTGTCTCATTAGCTGTCTCCTGAATTGGATAAAGCGCACAGTTGCTTACACCAGTTTCGTAGAGACGTTCATTGACGTTATCCCATACTAATTTCATGGCTTATTTCCTCCTAATAATATAGTGTATAGACCCAATGATTCAGTCCATCTGAAGAATAAAATCTATCAAATTCGCAATATTGCATTTCGTCTATTATTGCGGGGATTTCTGAATCAGGATTTGTATCAATTACCGTTAATGTATATTGATTCTTAGACAAATACTTACGGTTATTTGCATGTTTTACGTTCTTTCCGGATAGACCATATCTAACACACGGGTATTGCATTCTAATAGAAGCGGGGGATTGATGATACACTTTAATTGACGGACCTAATATTCTAATTAATTCGTCGTGCAGATTCTGTCTGCTAGCCATTGTACACACCCCCAACTTCCATTATTAACCTTGGGAATTGAACATCAACAGATGGAACCTGATAGCGAACTCCCATCCATTCCACATATGTAATGTTCATAAAGTGCTGGTAAGCGAAAGGGTCCCCAACGATGCTAATTCTCTTTGACAATTTAATGTCCGAATTAGCTCCATCACCAGGAACCCTGTTGCTACTAAGATTTATTACATCACCACTATATGGATAGACATGTTTTTCTGGTAAGAAGTTACCAGTAGGTCTGCCATCGTCAGTGTATTGTTCTACTTCAATAGTGAAGCCGACATTACCGTAATATTTCATATCGCTTACCTCATTTTGAATTTATTAGCCTGCTGCGTTCTGTTCTGGCTTTACGCTGTCAAGAACTTCACTCTTCTGGTCTTCAGCTGTAAGTGTCTTCTTGAATACAAGAGCTGACATTGGCTTAACAAGAGCACCTGAGCAGCGTGTTTCGATTAAGTACTTCATCTGGTTGTAGTCAATATCGAAGTCATCGAACATATTAACTGCACCACCCTTATCAGCACCAATCTTGTAGTCTGCAAGGTTAACGATGATACCATACATGTCTGCTGGCATAACTGGAATTTCAACGATTTCTTTTACACGAAGAGTTGTAGCTAATTCTGCAACTGACTTGTAGATGTAACGGCCGTTCTTGTCTTCAAGAAGAAGCATATCTGCAAGCATGTCTTCTGTTGTGTAAAGAGTTGGGTTACCAGAACCTCTGTAATCCTTACGAGCTTTGATAGCAGCATTGATGAATGCATGTGCAAGAGCTTCACCTGACTGAGGTGTAACAGCTTTCTTGATTGAGTAAAGAGAATCATCAAATGCAACTGGTCTGATGTGATCTGGCATGATCTTGTCGTCATCACCTGTCTGACGTCCATCACCAACTAAGATTGCACGAGCGATTTCTTCATCCAGCATCATTCTCATTTCGCCTTTAAGCCAAGCGATTACATCGAAATCTGTGATGTCTACTACATCATCACGATCCAGCTTCTGTTTCTTGTAAATAGTCTGAGGAGTTGTGCTTCTCTTTAACAGGCCAAATACTTCTTCTTTCTTTCTCTTACCCTTGATGTAACCTTTTGCACGAGCTTCATCTTCTGTGATGTCAGCATGTGTTGTTTTGATACGAGCGAATGGTGTGTGTCCTACTGCGCCCATAACCTTAGATACCCAGCCGTCTGGTCTCTTAATGAAATCAGGTGTGCTGTTAAGTTCTTTGGCTTCTGGGAAAAGATACTCGATTCTGTCGATACCATAGTTGTCAGAAAGTTCTTCTGCATGCTGGAGATAAGACTCCTTAAGTGAACCAAATCTCTTAGCATCATTGATTACCATCTGGAGACCATCGTGAACTAATGTGTCGCTCATAATTGTCTCTTCATTGTCAAATACGTTATGTTTCATTTCTTCTTCCTCCTGCTTACCTTCTTTTTCTTCGATTGCAGCTCCTACAATTGCATAAACTGCGTTCTTCTGTTTTTCGTTTAAAGTATTAAAGATGTCTTCGATAGTTTCGCCATCTTCTGAGTGTTCGAGCATTTCGTCTTCTAACACTTCGTTTTCGTTCTGATTTACCATTTCAGGTTCCTCCTCTACAGTCTCTTCTGCTTCAGCATGAGCTAATTCGAGAGGCATATCATCATTCATGTAGATTGTGGCTTCTTCTTCAAAGTCTTCTCCATGAGCAAATACAGAATCAATAAAAGCCCCAGGATTAGCACCAGCTAACACAAGGGACACTTCTCTAATAACTCCGTGGATAACATCTCCACTATGCTGTTTTAATTTGTTTGCAAAGATTGATAATGCTGAGATATCTCCATGCATTACCTGCTTTTTAGCTCTCTGACCTTCTTCTGTGTCATTAAAAGAACAGTAAGCGTAAACGCCTTCTGGTCTGTTTTCTAACAGAGCATGTCCGAGAATGTTCTGACTGCTATTATGCTGATGGTTCCAAACTAATGGGACTTTTGTGCCATCGCAGTCTTTAAATGCGTCTCTACGAATAGTTCTTCCGTCGGCGCACTTGAGATCGTTTCTAGTGGCCCAACCACCAAAATCGTAATTCTCTACCATTTTGACGCTTCCTCCTTATTCAGTTTGTTCGAATTGCTCTTCTGTTGATTCATCGTCTGTTGAGATAGCATTCGGGTTCTTTTCTTGATTCAGATTCTTATTTCTAAGTTCATCTGCCCTTGGATCATCAATTGGCTTCCAACCAATCTCAGCTCTCATTTCATTAGAAGAAGCAATTTCATTTCTGGTTAACTTATCAGCAATGTCTGCAAGTTTCTCAGCAGGAACAAGACGGAATGGATTACGGAAGTATCGAATAGCCTGTCCTTGAGTACGGGCGGTTTTAGATAAGAACTTCCTCTGCATTTCTTCAGTAATAGCTGACAGAATTGGATCAATTGTTCTACTGTAATAATTCAACATAGTAGCTTCATCTGCAGAACCGTCAAATACACTCTGAGTCAATCCTAACTGGTTAAAGAGCATAGTCGTTAGATCTTGTGCCTGTTGCCAAAGCTGATTGTCTACAGCGCGGTTCAACTGAGTAATCTTTTCTGTGCCATCTGTATATGCAATTCCGTATTTGGAACCTGTGAGCTGATCCTCGATTTCCTTACGTCTAAGATTGGCCTGATCTCTTCTGGCCTGAGATTTGATAACATAAGGTAACTGAATAATTAAATCGAGTTTACCGGATGTGTTCTGTTCGTTTACTAAATCTAAACGATTCAGAGTTCTGATAAGTCTTTGAAGTGTTGAGTTTGGTTCGTTCATTACTTCGTATAATGGATTCTGAATAACCGCTACATAGCGTTTTGGAAGAGTAATTTCTTCCCTTCTTCCAGTTCTTTCATTATAAAGTTGAACTTTCACATGCGCAGGATACCACTCAACTATCTTTCCTGTACGCAATGTTTCAATTCTATATCCATCTGTTTCATCTGGATCATCATAAGTATCGACCGGAACAACGGCTACAACACCTTCATCGCACATTGACATTACAATATCCTGAATCAAGGCTCTTCCTGTCTGGTCGATATTTGCATCTAATCTTAATGCATTATTTAACGAATCATTAATCGTTTCTTTGTATCTTCCATTGTCATCTAATCTGACATGCTCGATTTCAATCTGAGACACGTCAATAGCGATTCGATTATAGATAGAAGTTACGACCGATTTTTCGATTCTTCTAGAAAATCTAGGTCTGTCAGGACGTAGACTATTTCCAAATCCTAACTGTGGATAACCATACTTGGTTGGGTCTCTTGATAAAAACGCATTCCAAGCATGTTGCAATCTGTCACTTAACGACGGCATCTTTAGTCCTCCTTAAAAATAGGCATAAAAAAAGAACCCTATGAAAGG